ACCACCGAGGCCGACCGGCGGGCGAGCATCGAGCGCAGCTATCGCGAGCTGAAGGCTCGGCTACTGGCGGAGAACGACGCAAGCGGCGTCTCGCTCGTCGACCGCCTCATCGACGTGAAGGCCGCCCAAGCAAACCTCGCCGCGCTGGAATCGCAATGGCGACAGGTCACCGAACGCCTGCGCAATGCGCAGGACGCGATCCGAACCCAGCAGCAGGCCGGGTTGTTGACCGAGTCCCAGGCCCGCGCCCAGATCGTGTCCCTGCAGCGGCAGTCGGCCGATGAGATGGAGCGGCTGCTCCCGACTATGCAGCAGGCCGCTGCGGCGATTGGTCCGGAGGCCGTCACGCGCGTCCAGGCCTGGGGTAACGAACTGGCCCGCACCCGGCTAGTCGTCGACGAGGTAGCCGTCGCCGTCAGCGGCGGCGCGCAGGATGCCCTGGCCCGGATGTTCGAGAGCATCGCCACCGGCGCGGCCACCGCCCGTGAAGCCTTCCTACAGTTCGGGCAGAGCGTGCTGCAGATGATCGCGCGCATCGCCGCACAGAAACTCGCGCAGCAGGTGTTCTCGGCGTTTGCCGGTGCCAGCGGCGGTGGGGCTGGATTCGCGGCTGGTGGCTTCGTATCGGGTCCAGGCACCTCCACCTCGGACTCGATTCCGGCACGTCTTTCGGCCGGCGAATACGTGTTGCGCGCGACCGCCGTTCGCCGCGTCGGCGTGGCCTTCCTCGACGCGATCAATGGCATCTCCACGGGTCCGCGCTTCAGCGGCGGCCGGCTCGCTCTGGCGGAGGGCGGCATGGTTCCGCCGCCATCCGCGCCACCCGCTGCTGGCAACGGCATCCGCATCGTCAACGTCCTTGATCCCGGACTCGCGGCCGACTTTCTCAACAGCAGCGCCGGAGAGCGCGTCGTGATGAATCTCATCCAGCGCAACGCTTCCACCTTGCGCACCCTGCTCGGAGCCTGAAGATGGCCTGGACCTCGGGAACGGCGGCCAACGCCGCCGACCTATTCAATCGCCTCGTCGCCTTCCTGACCTCGGACACGGGCTTGGTGGCCGACAACGCGGCCTGGACTCTGTTGAGGCGGGACAGCTTCACGCTGGACCCGAAGCGTGATTTGGCCGAATTACGCGGCCCGGGCTCATCGGCCAACGACGCCATCTACGTACAGCTCGCGCTTTTCATCGACGCGGCGGCCCCGGCTTACTCGATCCAGGTGCTCGGGTCGCAAGCCTGGCAGAGCGGAATCGCCATCACCACGCCTGAAGGCCAGCCAGGAAGCCTGCTCGCTGGAGCCGCATCGATCGGCATCCTGCCTCGGATGCCGATCTTCAACAGTGCGATCAGCTACTGGTTCATCGCCAACGGCCGACGCTTCATCGTCGTGGCGAAATCCAGCGCGTATTGGGGCTCCCTATACGCCGGCTTCATCCTGCCCTACGGCACGCCGACGCAGTACCCGTATCCCCTGTTCATCGGCGCCAACAGCGCGACCGGCGACAACTACCAGTCCTCGTCCGCGCAGATCGCCAGCTGCGCATTCTGGCGCACCGACGGCGAGACGATCATCAGCAATGACGTCTACAGCGCCGCGATCCTGTCGCCGTCCGGAGGCTGGATCGGCACCAACCGCTTCGATGCCTCGAACACCGGTCGGACCTGGCCGTGGGCCTTGTCGACGCAGGCCCGCAAATCGAGTCTTGGCCGCTACGAGCTGGCCACCCTGACGCAGATGCCGAACGGATCCAGCCCGCTGCTGCCGGCCATCGTCTACGACTGCGGCACCTCGCGCCCATCCAATGTCTGGGGCGAGTTGCAGGGCGTGTCCGCATTGCCGGGCATCGGCATCGCTGCTGGCGACACCGTGACCGTGGCCGGGCAGACGCATCTGGTCGTGCAGCAAGCGACTTCAACCAACGCGGCGCGCTACGCCGCCATTCATCTGCACTGAGTCGATCATGGCCTACCAAACCGGCGCATCCGCCGATATCGGCACGCTGCTAGCTGCCATCAAGAACTTCGCCGTCGCCAACGGCTGGACCGAGCGCGTCAACGATAGCTACACGCTGACGTTTTCTTCGGTAAACGGGTCAGGCCAGTCACGCCACGACAACACGCAGTCGATGGTGTCCTCGCTCAGCACCTCCAACGCCTACGACCGCCAAGGCGAAACCAGTGTCCCGGCCACGCGCGTCGCGCTGACCAGGAACGGTGTGACCTGGCAGCTCTTCGCCTTCCACAAGAAGCTCTATAAGAACGGCGTCAGCGGTACTTATGGCTGTCTGGAGGCTTGGGTCTGCGACGGCTGGAATGCCGGCGTAGCCGCGCACCTCCAGACCAACAACCGCAAATACTCTCTGGTCGGACCGCTGGCGACCTCGCTATACGCGTACCACCTCTTCTCCACCGGCGATCACGTCCATGTGGTCATCGAGGAAACCCCGGGCCGCTTCCGTCATCTGAGCTTTGGCTTCATCACCCCATACGGCACATTCGCGGGTGGCCAGTATCTGACGGCGGGCTGCCCGATCGAGAACGCGACAACAACGCCCTACGACTTCAACATTTCCAACGCGATGATGCCGTTCGGTGGCAACGGCCTGAGTCCCTCGAAAAGCTCGCTCACAACCTACGGCTATCCCGGCAGCTTCGTGCGTGCCGATATCGACGGACTGACGGTTAGTTGGCGCATCCTTTCGACCGGCGTCGACAGCGCCGGGGGCGATGCCTACGGCTGCGCCGCTTACGTCAACGCCACCAAATCGCGCGGCGGCCCTTCGGGCACACAGTCGCAGAACACCCTGCTCCACGATCTCGGCTACCACTGCGCGCCGCAAAGCTGGAACGGTCTGGCGCCGATGCTCCCGTGCTACGTGGGCGCGATGCGTTCGCCCTACAACGGCAACTGGACGCTGCTGGGTGAGTTTCCGGGCGTGCGCTTTCTCAACATCTCGAACTTCAATCCGGGCGACGAGCTGACGCTCGGTACCGACGTCTGGAAGATCTTCCCGCTGTTCATCAAGGCCTACACGCCGCTGTCGGAGCCGATCAGCTACGACTACGGACTGGCCTATCGGAAGGTGGTCTGAAATGAGCACCTGGACGGGCGTGCTAGTCGCCGCGCCGCTGGGCGCTGTCGCCGCCCTTGGGATGCAGAGCCTTTGGGATGCAGGTCGGCCCGAGTTCTACGCGCCTACGACCAGCGTCACGGTCACCGCGCTGGCGCTCGGTGCCCTGGCCAGCGGCCAACCTTCTCCGGAAGCGATGGCGGCCCAGGCCGGTGCACACGCCGGGGCGTTTTCGGACGACTACTACCACCGCATCTATCTGCAGCCGACGCGCATCGAATTCGGCAACCTCGTCACGCAGAGCACCCGCACGGTCGAGGTGTGGAACGCGTTCCCCGACGCCGTCACCATCGACGTGCTCGTCGGTGACACAACCGGTCTCGCGGTGGGCTTCGAGCCACCGAAGCGACTGCGGGGACTCGAGGACATCTTCTATCCCGTCACCGCGACGCTCGACGACCCGAGCTTCGTCGATACCACGCTGACGCTCCATTTCTCGCAGGGCGGCGAGCGCAGCGTGGCTATCAGCTACGGCCGCGTGCTGGTGTTCGGACTGGCGCCGAACTGGGCGAACGGCCTCACCGAACGCATCGAATGGCTGACCGATGTAATGACGATGCGCGACGGCAGCGAGCAGCGCGTTCGGCTGCGCGCCGATCCCCGACGATCGTTCGAGTTCGAGGTCTGGGAGCACGGAGCCGATGTTGGCCTGATCGATCTGCTGTTGTGCGCTTGGCAGTCGCGCGTCTACGCCGTGCCGGTATGGACTGATCGTGGCTGGCTGGCAGTGTCCGTACCGGCGGGATCCACTCAGATCGCCATCGACACTATCAACCACGACTACCACGCTGGCGGACTGGTCATCGTCGGCCTGGGCGCGCGCCAGACGGAGGCCTTGGAAATCGCCTCCACCGCCTCGGGCTCGATCACGCTCAAGCGCGCGACAACCCAGCACTGGCCTGCCGGGGCCTGGATCGCACCGGCCCGCCTTGGCCGCCTGCCAAGTCGGCAAGCAGTCACGCGACCCACAGCCGCGCTTTCGATGGCCCGACTGCGCTTCGATCTCGACGATCTCGGATCGGACGTCGTCTCGGCCGATGTCGCCGCATACCGGGGCGCCGAGGTACTGGTGCGGCGCCCGAATCGGATCGAGGACATCACCGCCGAATACCTGCGGCTCGTCGATGTCTTCGACAACGCCACCGGACTGCCGGTCGTGACCGACGTTCCGAATCGCCCCTTTGTCGTGCGCAGCCACCAGTATCTGCAGCGTGATCGCAACGACATCGCCGCGATGCGTGCGTGGCTCTCTACTCGCGCTGGACGCCAGGCGCCGTTCTGGATGCCTACTTGGGAGCGCAACTTCGAGATAGCCGAATCGATCGCCATCGACGCGCTGAGCCTGCTGATCATTTCGCAGGGGTTCGCCACCTACTTCCAGGCGCTGCCGGGTCGCCAGGACATTGCGCTCTTGCACCGGGATGGCACCTGGTACTTCCGGCATGTCACCGCCTTCGAGTACGCCGGAGGCGTCCTGGAGCGCATCGTCATCGACGAGGCCTTGGGACGCGCTTGTCAGCCAGGCGACTTCTCGCTGTGCTGCTTCCTGGAGCTTGCCCGCCTGGAGAGTGACGCCGTCGAACTGTTCTTCGAGACCGACAGCATCGCTCGGCTGACGATAGCCGCCCGGAGTGTCGACGCATGAGCTACGTCAATGTCGAGGTTAGCGCATTCGATGCGGCGCCCCAGGAGTTGTATCGCTTCGTGCTCAGGGAGACGATCTGGCGCTACACCACTGTCAGCGCGCCGCTCACTTACAACAACGAGATCTACGTGCCAGCGCCGCTGCGGCGCTCAGCCATCGAGCAGACCAAAGAGTTCGGGCGCGCCAGCCTAACGCTCGATGCGTCGGAAGACCTGCCGGTCGCGCAGCCCTTCGTGGTCAGTCCGCCCGATGGCGTGCTGTCGCTGACCGTGTTCCGACAGCATGCCGGCGACGGCGAGTTCATCACCTGGTGGAAAGGTCGCGTGGTGTCGGTCGCATTCGCTCCCGGCACGGTGCAGCTACGCTGCGAACCGATCTTCACGACGCTCAAGCGATCAGGCCTGCGCGCGCACTACCAGATCGGTTGCCGGCATCCGCTCTACAACGGCGGGTGTCGGGTGAACGCGGCCGACTTCCGCGTGACCGGGCTCGTGCAGGCGGTGGCCGGCAACGCAATCTCGGCCCCCGAGTTTCTAGCGAAGCCGGATGGATGGTTTGTCGGCGGACGGTTCGCAGCCTTGGGCAGCCAGCGGATGGTGGTCGCGAGCTCCGGCGGCACGGTGAGTCTTTCTGCCCCCATTCCCGGGCTCGTCGCCGGGCTCAGTTTCGAGGCCTATCCCGGCTGTGACCACACGTTGGCGACCTGCGCGTCGAAGTTCGCCAACCACCTGAACTACGGCGGCTTCCCCTACACGCCGGTGAAGAACCCCTTCACCGGCGACGCCATCGTCTGAGGAGCACCCATGTGGGCCTATCTGATTGTTTGGGTCGTCTCGATGGTGGTGTCGGCGCTGCTGACACCGCGTCCCAAGACCACCACCCCCGAGGCCGGGCAGCTTGAAGCACCGATGGCCTCGACCGACGCGCCGATCCCGGTGCTATTCGGCACGCGCACGATCAAGCAGCCGAACTGCGTCTGGTATGGCGACGTGCGCACGACGCCGATCCGCACCTCTGGAGGCAAGAAGTGATCGTCCGCCACGTCGATGCCAAGACCCTGGGCTACTGCAATGCCGGGCTTCGTCGCTGGTTCCCACGCGACGGCGTGAGCTTCGATGACTTCCGCCAGATCGGTGTCAGCACCGATTGGTTGCGCGCCAGCGGTGATGCGATGGCGATCAAGCTCGCGGAGTCGGTGGAAGTGCGCGCCGCCATGCCCGCCGGGAGTACGTGAGCCATGGGCGGCAAGAGCAAGAAGGTCACGGTCGGCTATCGCTACTACGCCGGCATGCACCTCGCCCTATGCCACGGCCCGGTCGATGCCGTGACCCGGATCGTGGTCGGCGAGCGCACCGCCTGGACGGGTCCGCGCACGACCTCCGGTCGGATCACGATCAACCAGCCCGAGCTTTTTGGTGGCGACGATCGCGAAGGTGGCATCGTCGGCGACGTCGACCTGCTGATGGGCGATCCGTCTCAAGGCCAGAACGACTACTTGGCCAGCAAGCTCGGCGCGTTGGTCCCGACCTTTCGCGGCATCGTCTCCCTGGTGCTACGCCAGGTGCAGCTGTCGGCGATGAACCCCTACGTAAAGCCCTGGCGCATCGAGTGCAAGCGCGTCCTGCGGCAGGCCGATGGCAGCCCGCAGTGGTACTCGGAGAAGGCGGACATCGGCGGCGACATGAATCCCGCCCACATCATCCGTGAATGCCTGGTCGACCGCGTCTGGGGGCGGGGCTACAGCCCAGCCGAGATCGACGACGGCGCCTTCCGGGCGGCTGCTGCCACACTGCATGCAGAAGGCTTCGGTCTGTCGCTGCTCTGGGATCAGCAGCGCGACATCGACAAGTTCATCGAGAATATCCTGCAGCACATCGACGGCTCACTATTCGTGAGCCCGCGCACGGGATTGTTCACGCTGGTGCTCACTCGGGACGGCTACGATGCCGGCGCCCTGCTGCAGCTCGACCCAAGCAACGTCATCAGCCTCGATTCCTTCGAGCGCACCTTGCCCGAGGAGCTGGTCAACCAGCTGACGCTGTCTTATCACGACCGCACGACCGACAAGATGGTGTCGATCTCGGTCCAGGACATTGCCGGCATCGAGATCGCGCTCGGTGAGATCAAAGACGCGAAGGTCAGCTACGAGGGCATCTCCAACGGAGCGCTCGCGGCCCGTGTGGCGATGCGCGATCTGCGGCAATTGTCGTCGCCGCTGGCCAAGGCCACGCTGGTCGCCAGCCGCGTCGCCGCCAGCCTCAACATCGGCGACGTGTTCCGCTTCTCCTGGCCGGAGCTGGGCATCGACACGCTGGTTTTGCGCGTCGCGCAGATCAGCTTCGGCACGCTGACCGATGGTCGCGTGAAGATCGATTGCGTCGAGGATGTCTTCGGACTGCCCCAGGCGGTCTACGTGACGCCGCAGCCCAGCGGCTGGGACGATCCGCGTCAGCCGCCCACCAACGCCAACTTCCGCTACATCGGCGAGTTGCCGTACTGGACGATCGTGCGCGAGATCACCGGCGAGTCGGCGAACGCGCAGGCTGAGGTCGATCCGGATGGCGGCGTGTTGGCCATCGCGGCTGTACGCCCCACCAGCGGCTGCATCAACTTCGGCGTCCAGACCCGCCAGGGCAGCGCCGCGTTCACCGATATTGGCAACGGTGACTTCTGTCCGTCCTGCGTCACGGTCACCGACCTCGACCAGACGGTGAGCGTGCTTCCCTACGCCTCTGGCATCGACCTGGATCTGGTCGCGATCGGCAGCTACGCGTCGATCGGCACCGAACTCATCGCGGTGCGTGGCATCGACACGCAGGCCTCGACCATCACTGTGGATCGCGGCGTGCTCGACACCGTCCCCGCAGAACATGCCGCTGGCACGCGGGTGTACTTCACCGAGGGCTGGCAGTTCTACACACAGACGCAATATCTATCTGGAGAATCCGTCCAGGCCAAGATACTTCCCGCCAGTGGACTCGGCCGGCTCGATCCGTCGCTCGCGACGATCGACAGCTACACCTTCGCGCGGCGGCAGCTTCGGCCCTATCCGGCTGGACGATTTCGGGTCAACGGGTCCAGCTACGACGTGGCGTGGATCACCGGGCCGCTGACAGTAACCTGGGCCCACCGCAGCCGCATCCAGCAGACCGCCGACCTGATCAGTCAGTCGCAGACCAGCATTGGGCCGGAGCCTGGCACGAGCTACACGGTGCGGGTGTACGGCGAGAGCGGCGCGCTGGTCCACACCGAGTCTGGACTGACCGGTACGAGCTGGACTTACTCGATCTCGGCAGAAACGACCGAAAGCGGCATCGGCCGACCTCACGAGCGGCTGTCCGTCACGGTTGAGTCGGTGCGCGACGGCTTCGCGAGTTGGCAGAAGCAGCGAATCGACATCCCCGAGTGCCGCGGCTACGGCATGTTCTACGGCGCCACCTACGGAGAATGATATGGCAGCAATCCAAGGCCCGAACCTGGGCATCAACTACGGCTGGGCATCCCGCGAGTCGGGCTGGAACACCGGCATGGACAGCAACCTGAAACTGCTCGACGCCGTGCTGCAGTTGTCAGTGAAATCGCGCGCACAGGCGACGCCGCCCGCAACCCCTGCCAATGGCGACCGCTACATCGTGGCCGCCAGTCCCACCGGTGTGTGGGCCGGAAAGGCCGGCCAGATTGCCTCACGCGTCGAAGGCGCCTGGTCCTTCTTCGTCCCGAAAATCGGCTGGACTTGCTTCATTGAGGACGAGAGCGTGCTCTCGACCTTCAAGGCAACCGGCTGGAGTCCTGGCTTAGCAGTCTGACCCCGCCCCTCTTCCAACATCACCGAACCCGCCTCACGGCGGGTTTTCTGCTTCTGGAGATCAACATGAACGAACCGGAACGAAATGTCCCCACCGACAAGCTCGGTCTACGGCGCAAGGATGACGTCGAGGACCTGCTCGACCGCGCCGCCGAGCGCGGCGCCGCCCTCGCGCTGAAGCGACTAGGGCTCGAAAGCGACGATGCCGCACAGGACATCCAGGCACTGCGGAATCTGCTTGATGCTTGGCGTGACGCCCGACGAACTGCACAGCACACGGCGATCAAGCTCATCACGACCGCAGTGCTGATGCTCCTGCTCACCGGTCTGGTGATCAAGCTGAAGCTCTTCGGGAGTGGCCAATGATCGAGACATTACTCGGTGGCCTCCTCGGCGGCCTGTTCCGCCTGGCGCCAGAGGGTCTCAAATGGCTTGATCGCAAGGGCGAGCGCGCCCACGAGCTGGCAATGCAGGACAAGGCTCTGGAATTCGAAAAGGTGCGCGGTGCAGGCCGCATGGCCGAGATCGGCGCAGCGGCGGACGCCTCATGGAACAGCGGTGCGATCGAAGCCTTACGCGATGCCGTCCGCAGTCAGCGCGAGCTTTCTGGCGTCAGGTGGGTGGACGCGATGTCGAGCAGCGTGCGACCGGTCATCACCTATTGGTTCATGGCGCTGTACTGCGCAGCCAAGACCGCCGCCTTCGTCGGAGCGATCGATGCCGGTGCGCAGTGGATTCCGGCCATTCAAGCGGCCTGGACCGAGGCCGACCAGGCCCTGTGGGCCGGCGTCCTGAACTTCTGGTTCCTGGGACGCGTGTTCGAGCGAGTGCGGCCGTGATCGAGGTGCCACATACCGCTGTGGATCTGGCCAAGCGGTTCGAGGGCTTCCACCGTGTGCCGAAGGACGCCCCAGACCGGGCGCATCCGTATCTCTGTCCAGCCGGGTTCTGGACGATTGGCTACGGCCACCTGTGCGACGCCCAACATCCGCCGATCACTGTGGTCGATGGCGAGGCCTATCTGGCCCGCGATCTGAACACCGCGCTGACCGCGACGCTGCGGTACTGCCCAGTGCTGGCCACCGAGCCGGAATCGCGACTGGCAGCCATCGTGGATTTCACGTTCAACCTCGGCGGCGGGCGTTTACAAACGTCGACCCTGCGAAGGCGTGTGAACCAGCGCGACTGGGCCGCCGCCGCGAAGGAGCTGCAGCGCTGGATCTATGGCGGCGGCAGAGTGCTGCCCGGCCTTGTGGCCCGGCGAGGCGCCGAGGCGCTCTTGATCCAGTGATCCAAGGCCGGGGGGCGGCCGCCACAGGCTGACTGAGAGGTGTAGGCACATGGAGCATACTCAGTATATGATATGCTTCACATGCATTTTTCTTGGCAATGAGATGACATCGTTCAAGAGCGTTGAAGAACTCATCAAGGCAGCGCGAAATGGGCGCAGTCAGAAGGACTTCGCCGATTTTTTGGGCGTGGATCAGTCGATGGTGAGTAAATACGAGCGCGGCAAAGCCAGCCCGCAGCTCCATGTCATCAACCGTTGTATGCACCTGGTGCATACCACTGATGGCGAGGCGGCTCCTTCGGCAGAACAGCTCGCTGACCGGGTGCGCATGACCTTGGCAGACCCGGAACTGAGACAGGTGCGCTCGGCGCTTTCCCGCTTAGTGGACGCCTTCGCGTCTGAACACGCGCAGACCCGCACGACGGGCGCTGCGCCCCGATAACATAGGAGGCCGTATGGCGACGCAATCGACCATCGAGTGGACCGAGCAGACCTGGAATCCAACCACTGGATGCACCAAGGTTTCTCCTGGCTGCAAACACTGCTACGCCGAAGTGATGGCGCGTCGGCTGCACGCCATGGGCGCACCCGGCTACGAGAATGAGTTTGAGCTCACCGTGCACGAGAACCGGCTGGAACAGCCGTTGACGCGCAAGAAGCCGACCACGTACTTCGTCAACAGCATGAGCGATCTGTTCCACGAGGACGTGCCGGACAAGTTTTTAGACCGCGTGTTCTCGACAATCGATGCTACGCCGCAGCACACCTACCAGATCCTGACCAAACGCGCGGAGCGACTGCCCGAATATTTCGCTCGGCGGGCCTGCCCGCAGAACGTCTGGCTGGGCGTGTCGGTAGAGAACAAGAAGTACGGCGTCCCGCGCATCGACCACCTGCGCAAGGTGGACGCCCACATTCGTTTCCTCTCGGTTGAGCCATTGCTAGAAGACTTGGGCCGAATCAATCTGCGCGACATCCACTGGGTGATCGTCGGCGGCGAATCGGGCCACAAGGCCCGCCCCATGCGCGAGGAATGGGTGGCGAACGTGCAACGGCAAGCCGAAGCAGCTGGAGCAGCATTCTTCTTCAAGCAGTGGGGCGGCTGGGGCGCTGACGGCGTCAAACGTCACAAGAAGGCAAACGGCCGCGTCTTCCGTGGCCGCACATGGGACGACTACCCAGAAGCCGTTGCGCAGGCCTAAAACTTGAACGCGCCCTGGCCCTCAACGTTGGAGGCAGTGGCCCAAAACGAGTGTGCAAGGTCGTGCTTGGCTGCAAGCAGCAGCCAGTACAGCGGCTGATTCTTCGCTCCGGTCAGCAGTTTCATATCGGTGGAAGGCCACACGCCAAGGCCTGCAACCCTGTCACGCCAGAACTGGAAGATCTGCTGTCGAAGTTCCTGTTGGCCCTGAACGATGGACACCTTCTCACGCCATCCGGGCGCAAATGTGTCGAACGGCGAGTTGTCCGTAGTCGCATAGGTCACGACGTTGCGCTGCAAGTCCATCTGGCTGATGTGTACCAGCATATCGATGCGCTTGAGCGTTGACAGTGCGACAACGATGTCGAAGTTCAGCGCGGCCAGATCGAAAGGATCGAGAAACGCGAAGTTCAGGCCATAAGGGTTGAGTTTGTCGATGACCGCTTTCACGGCATCTACCGCCGCGCCCTCGACTTCAACCACCGGCGCCCCCAGCTTGCGCAAGCGGGTTGCGGCGGCTTCACGCCGCTGCTTGTCGAGGTCACCGATGAACACCTGCGAGAACGGCGCATTGCCTTCCTGACTCTTCTTCCAAGCTGCGACGACACCGCCGTCAATCCATTCTCCTGAGTCCCGAACCTTGCATCGCCCCGGCCCGCAAAACAGATCAATGTAGGTCGCCCCACCCTTGCGTGGGCCTAGATACTTCGCGCGCGTGCTGCGCGAAATATCGATGTAGCGGCACAAGTAGTCGTGCTTCTCCTTGGCCCAGACGCCCACTTCCTCTGCAAGCAGTCCATCGTCCCCATCGATCAGCTTTCCCATCGCGCTATCCCCGTGTCGGCCTACACAGCGATCTTTACATTCAAGCTTGACTTCAGGCTTGCCAAACGCGCACGGTGTAAGGCGAGGTACGGTCTGTGCAACGGATTGAGCCAGCGCAACTTCATTCCAGGTCCGACACCCAGCGGAAGCAAGTCCGTTTCCTGCAGCGCAGCCGCAATCACGACCCCACCGTCGTCATCGAAGCTGATGAGGAAGCGATCGAACAATGCATCGAGGTTGGCGCTGAGCAGAAACCCGTTGAACACATCGAGGCGCTCAGCATCCGATGCGCACTCAGCCCACGGCTTGGCGTGACTGGCACGCAGTACCGCAGGAATGGCAACGCCGGTGACTGCACAGGCCCCACCCCAGTAGTCCAACATCGCGTTTCGGAACTTGTCCTGGCCTACGCGCTGGCGAACCAGTCGCTCGACCTCTGTCCCCGCAAGGCCGGCCGGCAACACCGACAACTCCGCCGCCACCGCTTGCTGGTAATCAGTCGCCGCCTGGCTCGGCAGTGACCGCGCAAGGCTGGCCGCGCGACGCAGGAGCACGGAGAGCGCTGCATCGCTTTGCAATGAGAATCTGTCAGTTCCGCATCGCGAATCTGGAAAGCTGCGATCAAGTTCCGTCAGCAAGGTGATCGAAGCTGCAGGTAACTGCACCAGGTAAGCATTCCCCGGAAGGGACACAACGACCTGGACGGGATGACGTGCCGATACCAGGGTGACCCCGTCAACACCGGAATTCAGAACATGCTCGAAGCCACTATCGTTGCCCGTCTTTTCAACCAGGGCGCGCTGCAATGGATTCAT